AGTGCCCTTCTTGAGCGTGTTGTTGACCACATCGTCGCCGGAGATGCCACGCGCGGTTTCGCCGTAGAGCACCCAGTCGATTGCGTCGGCCAGCGAGGACTTACCCGAGCCATTGCTCTCGGCCGAAGTGTCGTCCTTGTTGACGCCTTGAATGACGACCAGGCCGCGATCATCGAGTTTGATCTTGGCTTTCTCGATCGCCATGAAGCCGTTGATTTCCAGTTCCAGCAGTTTCATCAGCGGGTCATCCAGGAAAAGATGGAGAAGTCGACCAGCCCATTGAGCAGGATGGCGACGAGCCACATCGAGAGGTTGAAGTAGAGAGCGGCAATCATGGCGACCAGTCCGATCGCGAAGGCCAGCTCGGCGTTATAGGTGCGCGCCGTCAGGAACACTGCGACAGCGGCCGTAATCACGGACAGCACGATGATGACCGGGATCGAGAACACCAGGCCGCAGAGCGCCCCGGCGATGATCACGGAAATTCGGGGATTCCATGCCATCAGTTCCTCGCGCCACTTCCGCCGTCGCGGATCGCTTCGATGCGCGGCCCATAGATGCCCATCTGCTCGGTCTGGATCTTGAGCACGCTCGCCAGGTTCATCAGCAGGCGAATGTCATCCTTGTCGCAATCCGCGTTGTCGAGCAGGTGCAAATTGGGCTGCACGATCTTCTCGGCGATGTAGAGCATGTAGCTCTTGAACAGCGAGAACAGGGCGATCAGGTTGTCGACGTAAAGGTCGGGGTCGCGCCACTTCTCAACGATGATGCCAAGCACGATATGCGGCGACACGTTGTCCCAGCCTTCTTCGTCCTCGTCGATGCAGACGCCGAAGTCGGTCGGCAGCATGTTGAACACGATCAGCTCGGACAGGATGCCACGCACCTGGTTCTCGTAGTTGACGTCCGGGTCGGCCGGCTTGAGGAACGCGGCGAGCGCCACGCTTGTCAGCGCCAGGGGAGCGATCACCCGCCACAACTCGTTGTCGGCTTCATCCTTGATCGCAGCCTTCACGAAGGTGCTTTCGAGGTACTTGGATTCGGACAGGGCGGGGAGTTTGATGTTGGTCATAAGGCTTCTTATTGGTTGATGGCAGCAGACATGTCGCCAGTGGCGGCAGCGTTGGTCTTGGGGCGATTGGCAGTGGGGCGCGGCATGTGTCCGGAGCTGGACTTCGCCGGCCGGCGAACTTCGTTGGGGTCGAAGACAGGGCGCTCTTTGCGCCGATACGATGCGGCGGGAGCGGCCGAGTGGTCCATGAACTCACGCTCGCAAGCATAGTTGGAGCAGTGCGCGTAGCTCTGCGCCGTCGAGAGCGGCAGATGATGAAGCGTGACCGGAACATCGGTGATGATCGTCTCGATCGGCTTTCCCTTGCCGTCGTATTTCGTCACTTCCTTTCGGGTCGTGAAGCGGACGGTGTAGAGCGACATTTTCGTTACCTCTTGATAAGCATTTACTTAATCTAGCGCACATGCGCTTGGGATGCGGGAGGGTTCTCTAGGTTGCTCTGCCCACTGCGATGCCGAGAAAGAGCGCGAAGATCACCACGGCAGGCACGATCGCTGTCTCGTAGCCGCGGTATCCGTTCCCGTAGCGGAGCTGGTAGTAGAAGCTCCTGGATGCGATGAAGGCGCCGGCGGCTGCAACGCCGCTGGACACCGTGTTGATGAAGTCCATGCTAGGCCTCGACGTGTGCGGTCTGAGCGTCACGCAGAACGGCCTGGCTGCGCGCCTTGACCTTTGCTGCATCGACACCTGCCGGGAAGGTTTTCTTGTCCACGTAGTTGTCGAGGCTCTCGTTGAGGCTCATGGCTTTGCCGGCGCTGGCTGCTGCACGAGCATGGGCGACAGGAGCGAGCTTGGGAATCTCGATGGACGTGCCCTTCGCGCCGAAGCCGACGAGAGCGGTGCGCAGGTCCTCGATTTCCTTCTCGGTCATAGCGGTGCCGCGGATGCGCACATAATTGCCGTGACTGGTCAGACGGATTTCGTCCTCGTCAGTCATGCCAGAAATGTCGACGAATTTGGGCGCCAGCGTCTCGCGGAACTTGACCTTGTCGCCATCGACCAGGAGGAAGCCGGCCTTCGTGCCAACGTCGCCCCAATTGTGATGCGTCGTGGCGCCGACCGAATAGACCTTGTCGTTGAAGTTCTTGTGGTGATGGTAGTGGCCGGAGAACACCTTCTTGAAGCCGAACGCTTCAATGTCGGCGGACTTGAGCCCTTCGGCCGCCGGAATAACGTCGGCAAGACCTACGTGCATGAACACGTACATTTCGGACGCATCCGGCTCTTTGGCGAGCAGGCTCAGGGCACGCATCACATCGGCCGGAGACGAGCGCCAGGGCACAAAGCCAAGCACCAGGCCCTTGATGCGCTGGACCGAGACTTCGTTGATCACCTGGAAGCTGGTCGCGCTGCCGAAGAGCTTACCGAGCGTCTCGACCTGGCTGGAGAGCGCCTGCGTGTCCTTGCTCTTGAGGTCGTGGTTGCCGGGGATGGCGATAATATCGACGCCGATGTTGAGGATCGACTGGAACGTGTCCTCGAGCGGATTGTGAACCTCTGGATCGACAGAGCCGCGTGTGTGGTAAATGTCGCCAGGAATGACGAGCAGGCTGCCGCCGGCGTTCTTCACTTCGACCGCTGCGCGCTCCAGTTCATCGAGCTGGATGCGCAAGCGCGTGTTGACGCCATCAGATCCCGTTCCTCCGAACAGGCTCCAGGTGTGGGCGTGAATGTCTGAAACGACACCGAATGTCACTGTGTTTGCCTCTTAAATAATTGCTTAGTTACGTTATAGCGCAAAGCAATTTGGGTTGCGCTCAAACTTTGACGGGTTTTGGCAGGTACGTGAACTTGTCGAGCTTTACCAGCCGGCGCGCCTGGCGGTATTCCCGCGACCACGGCACCTGCTCGTATTCGCCGTCCTTGAAGTAGCTGTCCAAGGGCGTGAGATACATATCCGCATTATCTTTAAGGAAGATGGCGATCCGGGAGCAACCCTCTCGCCTGATCTGGCGAAGCAGATCGGCGTCAATCGCCCAACCTGCCTCACCGTTGGCAACAGCGTCCGAGATCGACTTCTGTTTGCCCTTGAACATATCGTCTCGCCACATATAGGCGATGAAGTGGCGCGAGCCGTCAGATAACTCGAAGATGCCGCCTAATGTCAGCCGGCCTTTCTTGATGATTTTGACCGCTGATTTGGGGTTGGGCATTCGCACCGAACGCCTGCGTAACGTCGCCTTGCCAGTCATAAATTCCTTGCGCGCCTCTAATCGCAATCGGGGTGGTGAGAGGCTCGTGGTCCTGTAATCGCCACACCCAGTATCCAGGTCGGTGCCAGCCGTAAGCCAGCTCCTCGGGTGAAATGTCCTCGATCAGCTCGTCAGTAACGGGTTCCACCGACTCCAGAACCGCAGTGCCCAACAGGTGACCGAGCGGAAGATCATCGAACGAAGATGGCAGACCCGTTTGCGAGTAGAAGCGCTGGAACTCTGGGTCCGCGAACGCTGCGCGCTGCTCGGGTTTGACGACCTTTGTTGAGGCAATCCCAATGCGCTGGCCGATCACAGACTTTGGTGCTGCCCAGGAGCGCGTTTCGTGCGTCTTGAAGCCGTAAGCTGCGAGCGTGGCATAGGGTTGCCAAATGCTGATGACCTTCAATGAAGTGACCCGATCTGATTGATTTGCTTAGAATCTATCAGACCGGGCCGGGGTTAAAAGAGCAGGCGAATTATAAATTACGCCGCTTCTTCCTCTTTCTCGGCGACCTTGATCGAGGACATGTCGGCTTCTGCAACAGCGACGACCGGCGGCTCATAGTCTGCCGGCATCATGTTGATCAGCTCCTGGGTGCGACCTTCATCGCGATACTTCTTGGCAGCCTGGGCGTAGGTGTACTGCGTACCGTCGACCAGAATGTAGCCAGGACGTGCCTTTGCGATCACGCCTTCGGCGACCAGGAAGTCGATCATCGAGCGTTCAATGTCGAAGCGACCGGTGCCGTCAGGCTCGTAAGCGAAGGTCCAGGTGGCAGCGAGGAACGGGCGAGCGACCTTGTTCTTGATCACGTTGGCGGTCACTTCCTGACCGAGCACTTCCTTCGTGTTCTTGTCCTTGATCTGCGAGGCGCCGAGATAGATGCGGGTGGACGCATAGAACTTCGGAGCTTCACCGCCTGGTGTGGTGCGCGGATCGCCATACATGACGCCGAGCTTGGTGCGGATCTGGTTCAGGAAGATGATCGAGGCGTTATATTCCTCGGCCTGCTGAGCCAGAGCCGGCATGTGCGCGGAGGTTGCGCGAGCCAGTGCAGTGTTGTCGTTCATGTTGCGACCAGTCGCGTCACGAACGTTGTCCTTATTGTCGTACATCGCCGACCACGGCACCATCGACGCCAGCGAGTCAAAGACCCAGCAGAGCGGTGCTTCCGGATCGATCAGCTTCTTGCCGCGGATCAGCTCGGCAGCCTTGCGGAACTGGTCGAGGCTTTCCTCGAAGGTCTTGGGCGTGCGGAAGATGAAGCGAGCAGGGGAGATATTGAGCCCCAGGTTCGGCGCCAGAGCAGTCGAGAAAGAGCGCTCGTGGTCGTGGAAGCCGGCGATGCCGCCCATCTTCTGTGCAGCGGCCATTGCGCGGGTCGCCAGAGCAGTCTTGCCGGCCGAAGGAGGCCCAGCCAGTTCCACGATGCGCTTGACGGGGAAACCGCCGTCCTTGCGCGAGGACATGGCGACGTTGAGCGGCGGATAGCCGGTGTCCAGATACTGCGTCACGGTCGACTCGGGGTCGTTCACACCGATACCGGCAGCCAGAACCGCGGCAATATCGTCGTCGTCTAGTTTGGTCATAATAAGTCCTTACTTACTCTTGCAGCAACGAAAGATTTTCTTCGGTGATTGGCGCTGCGTTGCCAGTCTCCGGAGGAAGGTCACCAACCACTCGCAAGGTGGCTTTGCCTTCTTTGCGTACCAGGGCGGCGTCACCCATCTTGCCGACGACCTCAATGTTCGGGGCCAGATCGAGCGTCGGGTCATCATCAGCTGGCGCTGGTGCCGGTATTGCGCGTTTCGACGGCTTGTTGAGGGCGGGAGCGACCGGTGCAGGCAGCACAGGCTCGTCATCCTCGACTTCATCGAGACTGAAATTGGCGGTTCGAGCGATGTTATTCTCGTTGAGCGCCTGGTGCTGAATGACGGTCATGGCTTTGCCCAGGTGGATGAACCCGCGCTGGATCTCGTGAGCCGTCAGATGCTCGGCATCTTTCACCACATCGAGCATTGCCCTGATGGCCGCTGCTGCCTGTTTGACGCTATCCTCAAAAGCCTTTCGCTGGAGCTCCTTGTCTCCACTCATGCTGCTAGCCTCTCTTGTTTGAACCCAGGGAACACCGAGAGCCATTCTTCCAGGTTGACCAGCAACGAGTTGAAGAGGAGGCGCTCGAATACGGTGCGCACAGCGGCCAGGTCTGGCTCGCCTTGCTTGATGCGCAGATTGATTGGGGCAGGGCGCTTCGGTGTGCGAAGATCGACCAGCTCCATGTTGCGCGCGAAGTCCGCGGCTTTCTTTTCATCAAGCACGAGGTCGCGGTATTTCTTAGGGAGCTTCTTGAACTCGGCGTCAGTGACCGACTTCTCCAGCGTCCACATATTGAGGAAGTTGGCGAAAGAGCCGTAGGTGTTCACGAACTCGATGGCGCCTTTCTCTCCGACGCCGCCGACACCCGGGACACTGTCGCCGGCATCACCAGCGATCGCCTTGACCTCAATGAACTCCTTGACCGACTTGACCCCGAAATTGGCTTCGAGGTTGGACGGATAGATCATCAGGTCGCGCTCAGGCTTCTTGAAAATGTCGCGCCAGGTAATGTCCTTGGTGACCAGCTGAATCCAGTCTTTGTCGCCGGAGACGAGCAGCACCTTGCGGCCATTGGCAGCGTATTTGTCGGCAAAGATGGCAGCCAGATCGTCAGCTTCCATGTTGAAGGCTTCGGCCTGGGTAACGCCCAGCTTTGTCACGAGGGCTTTGATCATCGGACGCTGGCGCTCATACATCGCCTTGTCTTCTTGCACCTTGACCGATGCCTTGGTGTCCGACTTCTGCCGAATTTCCTTGTAGGTGGGGAATTTTGCGATGCGCCAGGAACCGCCGTCCCACAGGACGATGGGTGTCAGCATCGGATAGGTCACGACCAGCTTGTGCAGCGTGCGGACGAAATTATAGATGGCATGAACGGGCGTTTCGCCGATGGTCATCTTTTTACCCGCGTTCGCGAAGTGACCAAGCGAGTTGCCGTCGATCAGCATGACGCCGTTTTGCATGTCGGAAATCCTGGAATAATTGAGCGCCAGCACGACGGGGCTCTGGAGGGGGTATCGTGCTGGCGCTTGGGTCGGGAGTTAGCGAGGCTCCCGAAGAGACAGTGGTGAAGAGGCACACACCACTGTCATTCGTTGCGAAGGCTTAGCTGACGAGCAGGCCTTCGAGTTCTGCGAGGATCTCAACGTCGGTCTTGCCGGCGTCAGCAGCGGGAGCGGCCGGAGCTTCTGCAACAGGTGCAGCAGCAGGGGCAGCAGCCGGAGTGGCGTTGAGTGCAGCAAGCTGGGCTTCCAGCTCACGACGCTGACGGTCGAGGTCGCTTTCGACCGGTGCAGCCGGTGTCACGACAGTCTGTTCGATCGGTGCTTCTGCAACAGGTGCAGCAGCAGGCGTCACAACAGCAGCGGCGACGGGTGCAGCGTCCGGGACAACAGCAGCCGGCGAAGCCAGTGCAGCGGTCGGGGTACGAGCGGCGGCCGGAGCCAGGAGCGGCGCGAGAGTGCCGGTCGTCTGCTGAATGAAGTTCAGCGCCTTCGTTTCTTCACCCTTGAAGAAGTTGGACTCGATGAAAGCGTCGAGGTCCTGGATCTTCGCAGCGAGTGCCGGCGACAGCGGTGCCGAAGTCGGTGCAGGCTGCACGGTGTAGGTCGTGTTCAGACCCTTGCCGGCGCGAGTGATCACGAGGTTGATGCCGTCCGAGAGGCTCGTAATGTCCTTACCGGCAGCGCCCCATTCAGTGTAAATGTCGAGGATTGCCGACCAGGTGGTGCCAGTCAGTTCGAGGATCTGCGGGTCCTGGTTCGTCGCGTCCTGAATGTCGATCACGTTCACGAGCACCGAGCGACGAGCGCGCCAGCTTTCGTAGAGCTTCTTGGTGTCTTCATCGAGTGCGGACGCAATTGCAGCGTCGATAGCGATGGCCATCGGGTTCGGCTGATCGAACACAACGTCCGGAGCGCCAACGACGGCGATCGGCTTCGCGTTTTCGCTCGGCTTGATCCAGTGGACGCCGAGATCGCGCCAGAACTGAGTGGGGAAAGGCATTTCCGAAGCGCGCTTCCAGGGAGCGCCCGGATTGACGCCGAGAATCCGGTAAACGTTCCGGCCTTCCTTCGGCTTGATGGTGCGGCTCATGCCGCCAGAGGCGTATTTTGCCTTCGACTTGGCGACGAGGGCGAGAAGTTCAGGAGACATAGTCATTGTGCTTTGGCTTTCTGCTTTAGGCTTTTCGTTTAGACGTTCTGGCTAGCTGTATAGCTGTATATACATATAGCAGTTTGCGAGCGGGATTGCAGCAAATTTCGTCAGGAGAAGAAGTTGGCGACCTTTGCGGCTGCGGCTTCTGCGCGTGCAGCTTCGGCTTCTTCGGCCTGGGCACGAGCTTCGATCTTGGCCGCGCGGTCGTGATCCCTCTTGGCGGCGTCGAGCTGCGCCTGACGGTGCGCTTCGAGCTGGGTCTGGATCTTGGTGAAGGGCGCGACAATGCTCTCGACGGAGAGTTCGCGTCCGAGCAGCTTGTTGATGATTGCTTTGATTTTCTCGATCATGGGTTTTCTCTAAAGTAAGTGTTTACTTACGTGTGAGGGGAAATGAAAAGGGTTTACCGGCCTGCGTTGGCAAGGGCTTCGGCGACGGCTGCTGCGCGATTGGTCTTTTGCTCCATAACCTCCTTTTGCAGGCTTTCGTGGGTATTGCGGGCCGCGATGGTCAACTCGCCTTTGAGTTCCTCGCGGGAGATGGCGCCAAGCTGAACAAGCATGTCCTTCTTGTGCCGGAACGCTTCGAGCGCGGTCTTGGCCTGAGCCTCGATACGCTTGGCGGCATTGAGTGAGCGCTTCATGGCCGTCACGCTCGAATGACGAGCGACCATCTTTTCGAGCTGGGCCTCGGTGACCTTGTCGCCAGCCTTCACGGCTTCGTCGCGCAGCAGCTTGTAAACAGTGGCTTCGGTGCTTTCGAGCAGCATCTTGACCACATCAACCTGGTGCGAGGCTTCTGACGCCAGCACGCCATACTTGGAGAACAGGGAGGCCTGCTGGATCATGGCGTCGGAAAGGTTGGCTGTGGAGATCGCCAGATCAGCCTTCATTTCGAGCGGGTCGACAAACTGGCGAATTGCGTATTCTGTCATGTTTAAGTCACCGTTTACTTACTAATCTATATAGCGCTTTTGATCAGGGGATGCTGTCAGAAAGCACCGAAATCTTCGTTTTCTTCGTACACCGTCAGGTCAACTGGCTCGGGCGCCGGCTCTGGTTTCGGCTCGTCACCCATATTGAGCGTGATGGTGATGGGGTCCTCATCCAACTCGTCGAGGATCGCGTATCTTGCCGGAGTGCCAATGATGCCGCCGGAGTGATAGCGCGGCCGCATGGCATTCGCGAGGGAGATACGGTCCATGATCTTCTTCTCAATCTCCTTGTAAATGAGGCTCTTGTCCTCGCGCGAAGAGGTATTGATCTTGACGACCATTTCAGGCCGGAGCAACGCAGGGCCGGCCCGGTACGTGAACTTTGTGGGATCGCTCAAAAGTACAGCTCCCCACAGACCTTGAAGATTTCGTCCATGTTGTCCTGCTTCTCAGGCGAGAAGTAGATTTCGCCTGGCGAGAAGCCGGTCACCAGGTTGGCGTCCAGGTCCTTCATGTAGGTCACGTTGCCGGCGTCCTCAGACGCTTTGCCGCGATAGTCAGGCAGGAAGTACCGGAGCGTGGTCGAGCCCATTGCCACGATGATCGTGGGTTTCAGGATTTCGATTTCGCGCTTGAGATACGGCTCGTAGAGCTTGATCTCTTCGGGCAGTATCTGCTTGCCACGCTTCGGCCGCTTGATCAGCGTCGTCCAGTAAATGTCGTCCTTGCTGAAACCAGCGTTTGCTGCGCCCAACCAGGCCGCTTCCGACGAGCGCGACGTGCCGGGAATACCAAAGGCATCTTCCTCGCTGTTGGGCGCGTCAGTGATGACCATGATCGTCGCCTTCTTGCCAAAGTGCGGCTTGACCGGCATTCCGTCCACCGTGAGCCCTTTGGCGCCCAGCTCGGCCGTATAGTCGGTCACCAGCTGACCGATGAAGTCGCGGGTCGTCTTGTCGTGGTGCATTTCGCCCTTGATCGGCACGTATGCAGAGATAAGCCCTGGCAACAGCTCGGTCTGGTCCTTGATACGGTCGGGGTGCGCCGATGGAAGCTGACCCGGTTCGATCGAGGCGAAGGCGCCGACGCGATCCAGACAGTCCTGGTGCCGCGAGTTGCACTTGCGTTTCTCGACCCGAGCGAGGAAGTCCGCTTTGTCTTTGAACGGACCAGCCTTGCGCGCCTCGAGAATTGCGGTCGTGGTGTTTTCGGCAACGCCCTTGATACGCTGGAAGGGCATCATCAGGCGCGTGTCGCTCAGGATCTCGAAGCGGTTCGTCGCGTGATTAATGTCCGGGACCTCGACCGAGATACCGAATTTGCGCGCATCGCCCAGCAGGTCGAACAGTTTGTCGGCTTTGGTGAGCGAGAGCGTGGCTGCGTAGAACTCGACCGGATAGTAGGTCTTGAGCCACATCGCCTGATACGAGATGAGGGTGTATTCGACCGAGTGCGACTTGTTGAAGCCGTAGCCGGCGAAGCCTTCAATCTTGTCGAACAGCTGCCCAGCCCATTGCTCTGCGCAACCGATGGTCTTGACGCAGCCGGCAACGAAGTTGTCGCGCTCTTTCGCCATTTCCTCGGGGAGTTTCTTACCCATGATCTTGCGCAGCTTGTCAGCTTGCGCGCCGGTGTAGCCGGCGATCACCTGGCTGATCTTCATGACCTGTTCCTGGTACACGATCACGCCATAGGTTTCTTCGAGCACCGGCTTGAGCAGAGGATGGTCGTAGTCGGTCGCTTCGACGCCCTGCTTGCGCTTGTAGAAGCTCTCCATCATGCCGGATTCCATCGGACCAGGACGATAGAGCGCGGTCGCGGCCGAGACTTCATCGAAGGTGATGGTGCCGGAGGTCGCGATATTGCGCAGCAGCCCGCGCATACCGCCGGACTCGAACTGGAAGATGCCGACGGTGTTACCTTCGGCGAAGTTTTTCAGGACCTTGGGATCATCGAGCGGAATAGCGCCAATGTCGACCTTCGTCTTGGTGCGCTCCTCGATATACTCAAGGGCGAGCGAGAGAATATCGAGGGTGTTGAGGCCCAGAATGTCGACCTTCACCAGCCCTTGCTGCTCTGCAACGCTCTTGTCCCAATTGATCACAAAGTCCTGTCCGCGCCGCTCGATCGCCGCACGTTCATTGAGGTCACAGCCGGCAACGATCACACCGGCGGCGTGCTGGCCGTAGGAGCGCATCTTGCCTTCCAGATCAACCATCATGTCCCACTGCGCCGGATACTTGTCGGCGAAGTCCTCAATGTCCGGAACTTGAGCGCGAGCTTCTGGCAGGGTCGCAGAGTTGCCGTGCGTCTTGGGGATCATCTTGGAGACGGAATATTCGCGCTCGGAGATGCCCAGCACCTTGCCGACGTCACGAATGGCTGACGCTGCGCCCAGAGTGCCGTAGTTGGACACGCCTGCCACGCGCGCAGCGCCATACTTCTTGTTCAGGTATTCAAAGACCTCGTGACGACGCTCGCCCATGAAGTCGAGGTCGGCGTCAGGAAGGTCGAGACGCTCTGGATTGATGAAGCGCTCGAACAGCAGGCCGAAGCGAATGGGATCGCACTCGGTAATACCCATCAGATACGCAACCAGGGAGCCGCCGACCGAGCCACGACCAGGACCAACCATGATGCCGGAGTTCTTGGCGAACTGCACAATGTCCTGCACGAGCAGGAAGTAGCCGCCGAACTTGAGGCGTTCGAGGACGTCCAGCTCGTATTTGAGGCGCGGCATATAGATCGAGGCCAGGTCAGCTTTGTCCGGCGTGTGACCGAACACGTCAGCGGAGAAGCGCTTCTTCCAGCCTGCGATGCACTCCTCGCGCACCTTCTTCATTTCGTCGTCGGCCATCTTGGGCAGCGAAGGCGGCTGGACGTCCCAGATATAGGTGCAGGCGTCGACCAGGGCGTCGGTGTTCTTCATACCGATGACGAAGTGCGGTGCGTGAGACGCCAGGCCGCGCTTGGTGAGCGCGTCAATCGAGCGCTTCATCTGGTCGATCAGCTCGGATTTGGTGAGCGGATGATAGTCGCGCACGGTCGGAGATTTGAACCAGAGCTCACCAGCCTTCGTGCCATCGTTGATCGCCACATAGACGTCGCGCTGGGCGGCCTTGCCACGCTGATGGAGCACAGGACGCACGACAAGCGGCTCGATGCCCTGGCTTTCGATCACCTTCACCGACAGAGCGTTCATGGTGTCGTAATAGGCAGAGGCGACCGGAATGAGCGGCGCGTAGAGACGCTTGACGCCGGTTTTCCTCATCTCCCTAACCAGCTCTTCGGCCTTCGGATGCTTGAGCGCGCCGTTCATGTCGCCCAGCACGACAGCCAGGTCGTCAGGATGGTTGGTCAGTTCCTTGTTCAGATCGTCCCAGGAGAGCTTGGCGTCGTAGTAGAAGCGGTCTGTGGTGTTGGCGAGCGAGAGCAGCCGGTAGAGCGCCTGGATGCCGGGTTCAGTGAGCGCGTAGGCGGTCACGTAATAGACCGGCGGCATGTGCTTTTTCTTTTCGCCGGCAGCCGGACGCCATGTCGGGTCGTCGCTCATGCGCAGACGCACACCGAAGACCGGCTTGATTTCAGCCTTCTTGGCGGCGCCGGACAGCTCGATCAGCGAGGAGATGGACATGGTGTCGGTGACACCGATTGCCGTTTCGCCGACCTCTTTGACGGCCGCGACGAGCTGCTTGGCGTTGAGGGTGGATTCGCCGATCGAGAAGTCGGTACGCGCTGCCAAAATCGAGTGCATTATTCGTCCAGCTTGATGATGTTGACGATGATGGCTTTGATGCCGTCGTTGGCTCTCAGCTCATTCTTGAGCCAGGTGATGCGCTCTTCGGTGACGCCCGGAGTGTCGAAAGTGACGTAGCACTCGCCATGGCCTGTCTTGCCGTCGTCAGTCGAAAAGTTGTAAGTAAACAAATACTTATGCGGTTTAGCCGACATAATGATCCCTCTTGGCGACGTAACCGTCGTCCTGCTGTTCGATAAAACCGAGATGTTGGAACGCCGAGAGCATGATCCTGGCGTGCGCTTTGGCCGTATCCTCCTGCCAATTGAGCTTCATCACGAAGGCGGCAGTGAGCACCGGCACATCGACTGGCCGGCTGAATTTGAGCAGAACCTCTGTGGCGACGGCCAGGAAGGGGATCTTGCCGGCGAAGGGGTTTTCGCCGCGCGCGAAGTGCGATTTGACCTCGAAATTGCCGCGGTCGATCCGCGCAATCAGATCCTGCACTTTCTTGGGCAGCGACAGAGCGCCCGGGTCACGAGCGAAAAGGGCTTCACGCGCCTCGTCAACGACCTTCGGACGGCCGCGCTTGACGACATTGGGAACCCCGAGTTCTTCCCGCAGCGCTGCGAGGTTGGCTTCGTGCAGCGGCTGGCACTGCGAACGGAACACGCACGCCAGGCAGACACCTTCGCTTTCCTTGAAAGCGAGAGCAGAGCCGTAACAGCCTGGGGCGAACTCGGGGATATTGGTCATTTGACTTTTCCATCATGCGCCAGACCATTGAGCATGGCGACGGCGCTGTTGATTTCTTGAAGGAAACGGGCGCGATCTGTTCTCGAAGCACCCATAGCTTCGATGATGACCGCGAACGTCAGGTGGTTGGTCGCGTATGCCGGCATCCCCTGCGAGCGCGCATAGTCGGCGCGGGCGGTGATCTGTCGAACCTGGTGCAAAAGCATCTGCGGTGGATCGACAAGCAGGCTGAGAAACAGTGCGGTATCTTCCGACACCATGCGCGACACGCGGCGCGAGAACTCTTTGGCCTCTGCCAGCTGGTCGGGAGTGGGGTCCGCCGACGCCAGCACATTGGCTATTGAGAGAGAACCGCCTTCATCGCTTTCGTAAGAGGCATCGAGCGAGGTTCCAACGACTTCTGCGTGTCGATTGGTGACGTTGTTGTCGATGAACCGGTTGATGTAGAGGCGCATACCGTTGCGAAGGTAAGCGAGGAAAGGAACGCCAGTTGTCGGATCATAGTTTTCACATGCCTTCTGATAAGCGAACCACAGTTCGCTCATAATGTCGTCCAGCTCTATCGTGCGATCGCCGGCAGCGTGACAGCGCCTTAGAGCCTTATAGGCGAAGGCTTTGATAGCCTTCGCACTCTCTTGCTGCATGATCAGTTCGGTCATGCTTATTCAGCGGTCGGCGGGAACAGGCGATTAGCCATTTCCATCACTGCGATCTTGTCGCTGCGGGTGCAGCGATTGGCGAACGCGAGTTCGAGGCCGACGCCCCACTTACCGCCGAAGCCGATGCCGAGCTTGGCTGCGGAGATCAATTCGCGCGGCGAGATCGTCATGGAGATCTTGCTGTCCTGGTAGGCAGCGCGAACGTTGTTGGCGAACTTGACGATCTTGGTCGCGTCACGCTTGTCGATCTTGGTGCGAGCGACGAGGATGGCGACTTCGATGGCTTCGTCCATGTACTTGACCTCTTCCGTGATGTGGAAGCGGGAGTAGTTGGCGGCGTTGCCGAGCAGCGTGCCCTGGTAGAGGCCAGTCTCGTCACCGGAGCCGTTCGTGTTGCCAGTAGCAACGAAGCGGAACTGCGGGTGCGGCGTGATCACGCGGAACTCAGGCGGGGCTTCCTTGATCAGCAGAGCCTTGCCTTCGAGCACCGGCTGATAGAGCGAGGTCACGGCCGGCATCGCATAGTCGTATTCGTCGGCGCAGTAGGTCCAGCCGTTCAGCATTGCCATCGGCAGCGGCCCGAGCTGGAACGGCGTGGCGCCGTCTTTGGCGACATAGGTGCCGAGCACGTCGGATTCCTGCATGTTCAGCGTGTGCTGGACACGGACGAAAGGACGGCCAGTGCGAGCGTGGACCTGCTCGAGAACGGTCGTCTTACCAGTGCCGTGAAAGCCGTGCAGATAGACGTTCATGCCCATTTCGAGGCCCATGCAGACCTTCTTGGCGAGATCGATATTGAACACGTAGTCCGGATCGATCGTCGGCAGGTAGATCGCGTCGTTGGCGTTGTGACCGGTGAACGTGGAGATCGTGATCGGACGACCCTTTGCGTTCATTGCGGCCGGCACGTCGCCCAGCTCGAACACTTCATGGAACGCGGACTTGGCCGGCGTGATGGTGTAGTCGAGCTTTTCGACAAAGGCTGCCTTGAGGACGGGAGCGGGAGCGGCCGCTGCGGCTTTGGCAGCTTCCTTCTTCTCCGCCTGGCTCTTCAAGTGCATCGCCCACGGCGACATGATCGGAGCGTTCGGATAGTCCTTCTGGTACTGCGCCAGGCTCACATTGGGGTGATTGTCCCGCAGGTGAAACTGGATCACATGGCATTCAACGCCATCGATCTGGCACACGATCTTGTCGTCCTGCGTCGGAATGGCGTTCTCGACGACGGCTTCAGCAGTGGCTGACATTTTGCATTTCCTCTTGTTTGAGCGCTTCGCTATGCGCTGATAAGTAAATACTTACTTCGATTTGCTATGGGACTCAAGCGACAAAGCGCTTGAATCTCATGGTTTGTGTAAGCCCTTATGCGGAAAGGATTTTCCGCAATTCGGACATGACCTGGTTCGGCAGATCGTTCACATTGGAGAGGACGATATGCTTCTCGTAGTAGTGGCGCACGGACTGATCCATGATGCCGATACCGATCGTTTCGATGCCGCTCTTGTTCAGGTCCTTGACGACCGCTTTCAGGTGCGGACCAGAGTTTGTGCCGCCAGCGGGCTGACCATCAGAGAGCACCAAGATCACCTTGCGCTTCTCAGGCTGGCGCACCAGACGCTCGGACGCGATTTGCAGGGACTCTCCGTCAATGTTCCCTGCCAGACCTGCCTGCGCGTTCATGGTGAAAGCGAAACGACGCTTCACTTCCGGCGAGATACGCTCACCGAACGCCTTGTAGATCGGCATGACCAGAGGCACGGTGCGGTCGTAGTGAACGCCCTTGCGCGTCGTCGCCTCGTGTTCGCGCCGGAGCGCTTCATTGAGCTCCGCGGAATGCGAGTAGTGGCCGGTCGTGAAGCCGATCACTTCATGGTTGATCTTCACGCGCTCCAGGGTGCTCGACAGAGCGTAGGAGGCGACCATTGCGAGCCGGCACTTGTTACCGTGCATCGAGCCGGAATTGTCGACCAGGAGCGTCACGGCCGTATTGGTCGAGTTGTGCTCCTGACGCTGCTTGAACACGCGGTCCTCGCCAGCATTGAGACCCATCTTGTAGAGCGACGGGGTGTGCAGCTTGCCCTTGCGGTGACCTGGGGTCTGGATGACCCAGTTCTGCGAGGCGAGCATACGCTCAATGTCCTTCTGCATGCGAGAGGTCAGCTTGGCTGTTTCCTCTTCCATGTCCGGGACCCAGTTCTTGCCGACATGCGTGGGCTGGAGCGGCTCGACCACATCGAACTCGCGGGTGAACGCCTTCCAGGTCCGCTGCTCACGCATTAGATCGATGGCGGTGTCGGAGATTTCCTGGCCGATTTCGCTGCCCAGGTCCTTGCCGTCGAAAATGTCGTGCTGGAGGTCGAACATGGACGCAGACTGATCGGAGCTGCCGATACCGTCGCCTTCGCCGCCTTCGGCTTCTGCGAACTCGCTGGTGAAGCTGGCGTCGGCCTTGCTCTCCTGCTCCTCGCGCGGCTCCTTCTCGTCGTCGCCTTCTTCCTGCTCGCCCTGGTCGCCTTCCTCGTCGCCTTCCTCGTCGGATTCCTCGTCGCTGTCCTCTTCGTCGCCTTCATCGGCTTCGTCTTCGGACTCGTCGCCCTTGTCCTTGCCTTCGCCTTCTTCTTCGTCGTCACCGTCGCCGCCGGCGCCGCCTTCGGACTTGTCGTCCTTCTCTTCTTCGGACTCGTCACCCTTGTCGGCCGACGATCCACCTTCAGCTTCACCGTCGCCCTTTTCAGGCTTGCCGCCAGCTGAACCTTCGGACGGATCGCCCTTCTGGTTCTTGTCGTGCTTGCGCTCGCCCTTGCCGTTACCGGGACCGGCCTGCTGATCAGGCTTGTCCTGGCTCTGACTTTCCGGCGGTTCCTCGAACACAACGTCATAGATCGCCTGGGCGATTTCGAGCGTCTGGGTCGAGTTCTTCGCCGTCTTGAGCAGCTTGACCTTGTCGTCAGGCAGCCGATCGAGCAGGTCCTTGAGCAGAGGCTGATCCCAGTGCTTGCCGGCATCCATGAACTCGACAAACTCGGGCTGACCGGCCAGAGCGCGCACAGCCGGCACCATCAGATACGAGAAGGCTTCCTTCTCGTCTGCGGCTTTGGCAAGGGCAGGGGCCGTCACCTTGCGCAGAAAGTGCTCGCGCAGGTCTGCCAGGTTCCGCTTGGAGCCTGGAAAGACCTCGACGATTTCGCGCTCGATGAAGGTGTCTTCCATCATGTTGTGCAGGTTGTGAAGCGCGGCCTTCTTGGGGTCCTCCGCGTCACGCTTGTCGCGAATGTCCTTGCCGAACACATCATAGTCGG